CACGAGTGCTTACATATCCTTAATCCAATGGATGACGAAGATGCAATTATTGAGAAAAGTGTAACTTTATGTAAGGTTCTTTGGCAACAAGGATACCGAATGGTTGATAATTCTAACGATACACCATTACAAGATGGTTCTAAATAGTTGTTCGTTCATAGTTCCTCACCCCTAAAAAGGTGGGGTTTTTTATATATCTTTGGCTTTCATATTGGAGAACTTAGGTTTAACCACCCTTTTAGTCTTATTAGGGTGGTTTTTTATATAATAAACTGGACAAAGTAAACCTGTAACTTGACACATATTGGAATAAAGTAAGTCAATTACTTTACTTTTTGACTTATATACCATTTATCCTTATTATTTGCCGTTCATCACATTTATTTAAAATAATTGGCTTGTTTGATAAAGTTATAAGGTTTTACCCTATCTTTGAATCCTAAACCAAAAACAACCAATATGAACAGACTAAAAACTCAACAAGAGAAAGCAAACGAACGCTACAAAGCAGAAAGCATCAAACCGCTTTACGCATTTATTATTGTATGCGTGGCATTTTTAATAACCGCAATCCTTCAAAACATTTAACTATGAAAACACCAATGCAATTACTATTAGAGTACATTAAAACTGCTCACACCTTTACATTCCTTCCAGAACAATTAGCTAAAACCATTGAAGAAAAGTATTTGCCAATGGAAAAAGCTGATCTAAGAAATGCTTTTGATAATGGGGAAATAAACGTATGGAATGGCAAAAGAGATGAATCTTTTGAATTTGAAGGTGGTATGGACTATTATAACAAAACCTATAAAAACTAATTTATGAACGCAATTGAAACCTTTATTTACACATTAGAAACTAAACTAAAGACAATGCCAAGTGGCTATGTAAAAGAAACAGTAACCGCCTGTAAGAAATTAGCCGAAGGCATAAAAGAAATCTATGAAAACCCTAATAACAACATTAGTAACCAACCAAATCAAGACTAACCTACAAACCGAAGCTGACTCTAAAGGCATAACATTAAGTAAGTTGGTTTATAAAATCCTAAAACAATATGAGCAAACTAATCTATCAAGAGAAACAACTAAAGTTGCACAAAAGAGCAACAATCCTACTGGAACTGCTAAAACAAGCACAGGGAAGGCAAAATCTATTTGAGGCTGATCTTGCTGAATGGAGGCGAGGTCTTGATGACACAAGAACAATGATTAGCGAGGAAGATTTACTAATCAAGATTGCAAGAATGAATGACATCCAGCGCAGAATCCTTAAAAGCTATCATTACTTGATTCTGGACCTTTATACCTTAACAGAGGACTTTATGCTTCCAATTAACCTTTTACATTTTTAATATGACACCAAAAGTAAAAGCAGAAGAATTAGTTGATAAATATGCAACTTATGTAGTAATGTGGAAAGGTGATATTAATACCACACATCAAAATTCTAAACAATGTGCATTAATAGCAGTAGATGAGCTAATTAAATATCACGATGATTTGATGGATGTTGTTAGATATGAGTTACCATCACATATAGTAGCAATACTACCGTATAAGTATTGGGAAGAAGTTAAACAAGAAATAGAAGCATTATGAGAGAAGTACATAAAACTTATATGGCAGAACTTGAAATAGAGGTTTTGCGAGAAAAGAACAAAGAACTAAAAAAAGAAATAAACAGGTTAAAAGACCTATTAGATCAACATTTAAACATAAAAACAACAAGAATGGACAAAGAACAACAAAAGGATTATGCTATTGAAATAGCTGAAAAAGTATGTAATTACTATCAAATTAAATATGGACAAATGATGTCCAAATATAGAGGCGAGGAAGTTACATTGGCAAGGCAAATGACAATGTATTTAACTAAGGAAAAAACCGAATTAAATGGAGAGGAAATAGCACAAATCTTTAACAGGGATAGGACAACAGTTTTACACTCAATCCAAAAGATTAGGGGTCAATTGTCAAATAAGTTTGATGATACCATAAAAAAGGATGTTTTCAACTTAAATGTGCTTATTTAATTTGGTTATTAACACCAAAGTAGTTAATTTTAAACTCTAAAACCAACCAATATGAACGAACAACAACTGGCTAAAAAGCCACAACTTTCGTACACGAAAGATCAAGTAGAGTTAGTAAAATCGCAGATTGCTCCAGAAGCAACAGTTGATGAACTAAAACTATTTCTTTATCAAGCACAAAGAACTGGACTTGATGCATTATCAAGGCAGATTTATTGCATCCACAGAAACGTAAAAACGCAAAACGGATGGTCTAAAAAAATGACCATTCAAACGAGCATTGATGGATTCCGAGTAATCGCTGAAAGAAGCGGAAACTATGGTGGACAAAGCGAACCTGTATTTGTAGAACAAGATGGTAAGTTAATTTCTTGCAAGGTATCTGTATTTAGATTTCACGGCGATTTAAGGTATGAAGCAGCCGTTGGAGTAGCTTATTGGGATGAATATTGCCAACGAACAAACGAAGGCAAACCAATTGGTTTATGGGCGAAGATGCCACATACAATGTTAAGTAAAGTTGCAGAAGCATTAGCTTTAAGAAAGGCTTACCCACAAGATTTAAGCGGACTTTACACAGGAGATGAAATGGCGCAAAGTGATGAAAAACCAGCCTATATTAAAACGCACGATAATCTTGATGACTTGGAGTTAGCTATTGACTTATGCATTAGCACAAACGAATTGGCTGAACTTTACACATTGAATCAAGAATTAGCCGACAAAGAAGTAACTAAATTATTTACCAAGAAAAAACAAACTTTATGACACCATTAACAAGATTATGGGATTTAAGAGAAGCAGTTAAATTTTGGAATTACAAAGTAGATACAAGCTATCCACAAAACGCATCGGAAATGATTCATCAATTAAATTTAGCTAAGTATAAACTTAAACTACATAAACAAAAACACTTCCCAGAATTATTAGATCAACCTAAAAGGGATTACATTCCTTATCAAATGTTAGCTGATAAATTTGAAGTATTTGAAAACTATTTAAACGATTAACTATGCAAGAAAAATATCAAATAAATAATTATGAAAATTATGAGATTGATTACTATGGTAATGTTTTTAGTAAAAAATCAAATAGATATTTAAAGTCTTTTAGTAATGGCAAAGGTTACCAAATTATTAGATTAATCAATAATAATGGTCAAAAGCTATTTAAAATACATAGATTATTAGCTTTACAATTTATACCAAATATTGAAAATAAAAAATTTGTTAATCATAAAAATGGAATAAAAAATGATAATAGAGTTGAAAATCTTGAATGGGTAACACATTCTGAAAATATTAAACACGCATATTTAAATAACCTTATTAAAAAAAGATAATTTATGGCATACTCAACTTGTTGTGGCGCAGAAACCGATATGGATGAAATTGGAATTTGTCCAGATTGTTTAGAACATTGCGATTGGGAGGATGAAGAAGATGAGGAGGATTTAGAACAAGATAGACAAAACGAAATAGCATTAGAACAAGAACAATTAAATAAACACGAAAATAAAAACAATGATTGTATTAAACATTTGCAAAGAGGAAATTAACTGGAAAGAAGCTAAAAACGGCAAACACTACGCAAACGTAGCTACCGACTTTTTAAAGCAACCAGATGAAAAAGGAAACACGCATACAGTATGGAACAACCAAAGCCAAGAGGAAAGAGCAGAAAAGGCAAAGAAAAACTACTGTGGCAGAGGTAAGCAAGTTTCTTATAACGCACCAACAGGTAAAAAGGAATTTGCCGTAAACCAACAAGAAAGCGAAGATGATTTACCATTCTAAAACAACCCCTCGTTGGGCGATAACGTAAAGCGCAAATTTAAAAACTACAACTATGAGCCAAAACCAACAAATCGCAAATTACCTAAATAAAGGTAGAAAATTAACCCCTATTGATGCTTTAAACAAGTTCGGATGCTTTAGATTAGCAGCACGAATTGCTGACCTTAGAAACGATGGTATGAACATTAAAACTACCATTATTAAGCTAAAAAACAAGAAGCAAGTTGCTCAATATTCAATATGATACACGCATCATTATTTAGCGGAATCGGTGGATTTGACTTAGCAGCAGAATGGATGGGATGGGAAAATCTATTTCATTGCGAATGGAATCCATTTGGTCAACAAGTATTAAAACATCATTTCCCAAAATCAATTAGTTATAATGACATCACTAAAACAGATTTCTCTATTCACAGAGGACAAGTTGACATTCTCACAGGAGGATTCCCTTGTCAACCCTACTCAACGGCAGGACTACGAAAAGGGAAAGCCGATGAAAGACACCTCTTTCCACATATGCTTAGATGCATTAAAGAGGTCCAACCAAGATGGATTATTGGCGAAAATGTTCGTGGACTTGTTAACTGGAATGGAGGGATGGTATTCAACGAGGTGTGCGATGATTTGGAAAGGGAAGGCTATGAAGTCCAATCGTTTCTTATTCCAGCTGCAGGTGTCAACGCACCACACCAAAGATACCGAATTTGGTTTGTTGCTTACTCCAACAACAATGGAACACGTTCAAGATTTGGACAAGTTCAAGGAAAGAATGGAGAAATATCCAAATGGAACAACGATGCCAAATTTAGCGACACAAATTTATTCAATGATGCTACCAACTCCATTAGCATCGGAAGGGGGGAAAATGAGTGGTTCACCAACGGAGAATCAAATGTCATTAACAAAACTTGCAAGACAAGGAATGTTACCAACACCAGCAGCAAGGGATTTCAGCGGAGCAGTAAAATCAGGGAAACGAATAACAAAAAATGGCAAGATTCAAAATTATGGGAAACAACTACCAAATATAATACAAGATCTTGGTGGGAAGCCTTCCCAACTCAATCCCCTATTTGTGGGGGAGATGATGGGATTCCCAAAGAATTGGATAACATTACCTTTTCTAAATGGAGAAACGAATCAATCAAAGCCTACGGAAACGCAATAGTTCCACAGGTTGCACATCAAATTTTTAAGGCTATTCAAGAATTTGAATTAATGGTAAATAAGTAGTATTTTTGTACAAAGGATGTAGGATATCCTAACTAAAACTTATTGGCTCAAAGCTGAAACCCTAATCCTACTGGGGTGGATGCCGAGAGCCTTTTTTATTTTTATGGCTAAAGACCCAGCGGTGTTATTTTACACAAGCGATTTTCTTAGTGGCACTTTTACAATGGATAATGAACAGGTTGGTAAATACATTAGACTTTTGTGCTTACAACATCAAAAAGGCAAATTAAGTGAGAAGGATATGCTAAGCATATGTAAAGCATATGATAATGAGATTTGGGATAAATTTAAAGTTGAAGATGGTTTATACTACAACGATAGAATGTATAATGAAACTATAAGAAGGCAAAAATTCAGTGAAAGTAGAAGAAATAATGCTAAATCACCTAAAAAAGAAAGCACTTGCGAAGCATATGCTAAGCATATGGAAACTGAAACTGAAAATATAACTATAACTATAAATGAAAATATAAATATAGATTTTGATTGGTTTTGGAATGAATATGATAAAAAGGTAGGGGATAAGCAAAAGCTAAAAAAGAAGTGGAATAAATTAACCGATATAGAAAGGCAAAATGCAATGAATTATATTGACCTTTACAAGCAATCAGTACCAGACAAACAATTCCGTAAAAACCCAGAAACCTTTTTAAACAATAAATCTTGGAATGATGAAATTATTAACCGAAGTATTACCCCAATCCATAAACTCTCTTACGCAGAACGAGAGGCTAATGCACTTAGAAGTCTATAACAAACTTGAACCAGATGAATTAAAGGTTGTGGTTGCTTTAGATACAATGAGTGTTAGCAGATGCTCACCAATTGAGGTTAAGGAACATTTAAAGACCTGTATTGCTTTAAGCGGATGTCAAACACCTACAATAGAGTTGTTTCAGTTTCTTTGCGAATTTGTAATTAAGAACTATGGAAACTTTAAACTTAAAGAACTTGGAGTAGCTTTTGAACTTTACGCAATGGGGAAATTATCAGTTGACAAAGCGATTATGTTTACACCTAAATTCTTTGGTGATGTAATGGCAGCCTATAAGCCAATAGCTTTACAAGTAAGACAAAAGACCTATGTAGAACCGCAACCAATAGAAGTGCCTAAAATCAATGATGATGAAATTATTGAGGCATTGTACGAAAACTGGAATAAGTCTGCTAAAAGAGGCTGGGAGTTGCTAAATACGATGGCTTTTGATGTACTATGGAAACGAAAGGAACTAAACAAAGAAAATCTTAGTCCAGAGAAAGCAGATCAAATAAAGAAAAAGATTATAGCACATTACAAGGTAACTGCTAAAACACCAAAGGACTTAGAGAAATTAAATAACGAAATATTTATCAAAAACGAGTGCAAAAGATATACTTTGTACCTATTTTTACAAAACCAATTATGAAACAATTAACTTTTATTTATGAATTGCTAAAGTTTATGTTGATTAGCGTTCCTTTAGCTTCTTGCATTTATTTAACTGCACATTTATACTTTGAAATAAAACGATTATGCTTAAAATATTTGTAACCATAGCTATTTGGGAACTATTAAAACAACTTTATTACAAACTGATAAACCGATGACAGGAATAGACAATAACATTGAGGTAAGATTGATTTACTTAGATACAAAAGAGGAGATAGAATTTAGATCAATAGCAAAAGCAGTTAGGTTTTTACATACTGACTATAAAACGATTATGAACTATATGAACCCAATTAACAAAAAACGATACAAGCATAATGACCGACTTTGTGTTGTTAGATTGAAAAAGTAACCCTAATTTTGCTTTATGCCATTGATACCTTTACCCAAGTTGTTAGAAAAGACCCAAAAGGTAGTTAATGCGTATATAAGAAAACGAGATGAAGGATTGCCTTGTATTAGTTGCGGAAGCTACAATGGTAATCAAGCTGGACACTACTTTACTGTTAAAGGTTATTCGGCTTTAAGGTTTAACGAATGGAACATCCATTTACAATGTGCTGGGTGTAATATGTTTAAGCACGGCAACCAAGCAATGTACCGAATAGGACTTGTTGAAAGGATTGGGGAAAAAGCGGTTAAAGAGTTGGAGTTTGAGGCGGTTAACAATAGGTTAAAGAAATGGACAAGAACTGAATTAAACGAATTAATTGACAGATACAAGTAACATATTTGAAACGTGCAAAGAGCAAGAAATAGCAGGTTATCCTTGTTATGTTTTTGACATTGATGGAACTACGCACTATGTATTTGGCGAAACACAAGAACAAAGATTTGATTTTATGGCAGATTTAATAAATAAATATGGCGAAAGTAAGCAGCAATAACAAAGTAACATTTGGTAAAAGAAAGACAGGTAAGTACAAAAAAACATCTGGTCCAAAGGACAAACCAGTTAAACCATATAAACAACAAGGTAGATAATGAAAGATACATACGGAAAGAAGTTATATACCTGTAAATGCGGTACAGTAACCGAAGGATATGTATGGTTCGGTAAGATAAAAGAAACGCAATTTGAATGCACTAAGTGTGGCAAATGGGTAGGATATGACAATTTAGAGAAAAAAGTAGATAGTATTATTTCAATACGAACACCAACTAAAAACCGATAACATGATACAGTCTTTTTTATGGGCAGCAGGAATGATGGGTATAATTATTTTATGCTTTGCTTTATTGTATGAAATTTATGACCAATTAAAAAACCGATAATGAACATCAACGAAATCAAACCAAACCCCAACAATCCAAGAAAGATTGATGCTGATGACTTTGCTAAGTTGGTTAAGTCTATTCAAGATGACCCAAAGCTATTAGAAGCAAAGCCATTAATCATTGATGAAAATAATGTAATCTTAGGAGGTAACCAGAGGTATCGTGCTTGTTTAGAATTAGGCATCCAAGATGTACCTGTTATCAAAATGCCTAACTTAACCGAAAGAGAAAAGCAAAAGTTACTGGTTATAGACAACACTCACTATGGAATGTGGGATATGGATATGTTAGCAAATAATGATTGGGGAATAGCTGATTTAGAAGAATGGGGTGTCAATGTGGACTTTCTCGTTCCAACAAATGATGAACCAAAATCAATAGACAATACCAAAAAAGGAAAGGTTTGCCCTAATTGTGGCATATCTTTGTAAAATATAGAAGAAATTAAGAGAATATGGCAAACGAACATAATTTAATACCAGCACAAAAAGGAGAGGTAAGAAATCCAAAAGGCAGGGGTAAAGGAGTTCAAAACTCAAAGACTCGTTTACTTAGGTTGCTTGAATTAGTACAAAAAAGAAGGAATCCAATTACAGGCGAAGATGAAGATTTTACTGTACTTGAATTGATGGATATGCAAATGATTAGCAAAGCATTGAAAGGCGACCAAAGAGCATACGAGGCAGTAGTTGACAGATTAGAAGGTAAACCTAAACAAACAACCGACATAACCGCTGACATAAAGGGTAATGTGCAAATCACAATAGAACCAGATGCAGATTGTCAACCAATTAAAGATTAAGGCTACACCTGTATTCTATGCTAATAAAAAGGCATACGAGGATGGTTATCCAATAATATGTAACGAAGGTGGTTCAAGGTCAAGCAAAAGCTATTCAGTTGTTCAGTTACTAATCCACATAGCTTTAACCAAGCCTAATACAAGAATTTCGTGTGTATCTCATTCCTTACCACACATCAAGCGTGGAGTTTATAGGGATTTCAAAAACATACTTGAGCAATGGAATATCTGGGATGAAAAGGATTTTAGGTACACGGATTTTATTTACACATTTAAGAACGGCTCTTATATTGAGTTATTTGGCTTAGAAGACCCAGACAAAGCAAAAGGACCAGCAAGGGATATACTATTTGTAAACGAGGCAAACCTTATTAGTAAGGCTTTGTTTGACCAGCTTTTAATTCGTACAACTGGACAATCATTCTTAGACTGGAATCCAGCTGACTTTATTTCTTGGGTTTATGAGGTAGCTGATAACCCAAAGAACAAGCGCATCCATTCTACCTACCTAAACAACATCTCAAACCTTAGTGAAAGCCAAATAAGAAACATTGAGCAGTACAAAGATTTGCCAGATGACTTTATGTGGAAAGTTTACGGATTAGGAGAACGAGGCTCTGCAAAAGAAATTATATACACTCAATGGAAACAATACGATGAAGCACCTCAAGGCGATGTGTTCTATGGCTTAGACTTTGGTTATGTCCATCCAGCAGCACTTATAAAGGTTACTCACTATGAAGGACAAAACTACTTTGAGGAGATTGTTTACCAAAGCGGATTAACTTTGAGTGATCTATCAAGATTGATTAAGGAGAAGCTACCTGAAAGAGCAACAATCTATGCGGATGCAGCCGAACCTAAGTCTATTGAGGAACTTTACAGACAAGGGTTTAACATTAAACCAGCACAAAAGGATGTATGGGCGGGGATAGTAAAGATGAAGTCTTACCCAATAAACTTGCACTACAATAGTAAAAACCTAAGAAGGGAGTTTATGTCTTACAAATGGAAAAAGGATAAAAACGATAACGTAATAGAAGAACCTGTAAAGGCAAATGATGACTTGATGGATGCTTGTAGGTATGCCGTGTTTACGCATTTAACCAAGCTAAAATTTGAGGTGTCGGTATTTTAGGATAAATTGTCTAACTTTGTTAAAATTCATATATAATGGGATTACTTGACTTTTTTGGTAAAAGACAAAAACTATCTACTGTACTACCACAAAT